GCCCCCGCCGTGATGCTGGTATTTTCCTTGGACCACGCTGCGTTGGCAAAATCATTGCCGTAGGTCGTCAGGTTGGTCGCCGCCGCCTCAGCCAGATAGCCGAGCGCCTTGCCGGTTGCCGGGTCATGCGTCAGGCGCAGCACGTTCGGGCCGGCTGTCTTGAGCAGGCCGTCAGCGCCAAAATAAGAACCATCCGACGCCCTGGAAAACGTGCCCGAAGCCGCCGCATTGAACGCGCTCAGTGTGCCGTACGCCTTGCCATTGAACCAGCCGCGATCAAGGTCATATTGCGCCTGCATGTACGGCAACGCGCCGTCAGGGCCGCGCACAAGCCAGCCGAGATTTGTGCCGCCAGGCCGCATCAGGCTCAAGGAGATCGGAGAGACCATATCAGTAGGTGATCCCGGTAATGTTGCTGGCGGTAGTCGCTGCCTTCACCTGCGTGCAGGATATCGGCAGAATGGTTCCGCCCGGCACGCCGTAGAACGTCGCCGTCTGGCCGCTTTCCATTACCGCCACCACGTTCCCGCTCGTTCCGACGTAAAGCGCTCTCGCCACGAAAACGGTCGTGTCGCTGGGCGTAATGGCGAACGCGCCCTTACCTGAAATTGCTTCAACCGGGTTGGCCATTGCTCGTCTCCGTTCGAGGGCGGGTGACAATCGGGCGCGAAGCCAACGCCGAGGCGTTCAACTGCGCCTTGTAGGCTTCGATTTCCTTCTGCGCGTCGATCTTGATGCGCTCGATTTCCATATCTGCCTGAATTTTCATGACGGCGATCTGCTTGTCCGCCTCGATCTTTGCCGCCGCCTGCTGCTGATCGCTCTTGAGGTTCTGTATCTCCTCAGCCTGCTGTTGCAGCTTCTTCTTGCCTTCCTCGATCTGCTGCTGGACCTCGGGCGGGAGTTGACCGCTCGCCATCTGTTCCAGCTTCTTGGCAATCTCGTCCGCGCCCGGCCAATCGAGGTTCTTTGCCAGTTCCGGACCGACAATCGCCGCCGCCTGTGGAAATGCCCGGATCATTTCCGTCATCTGAGCGGCCGCTTCCTCGCGCTGCGTCGTGTAGCTCGGGCCGGTCGTTACCGTGAGATCGTATTTTCCGGCCGTCAGGTCATGGAGCGCCATCACGGGCTTGATGAGCGGGTTTCCGGCCTCGTCCTGCATTGGCTGGCCGTCCTGCCCCATGACAGGCTGGTTGATCGGCTGGCCGCTCTTTGGGTCCTGGACCTGATACGGCGCGTTGATCTTCTTGTTTTCTTCCGATCCGTCCTCACCGATCACGCGCACAACGCGCTCCGCGCTGTAGACATGCGGGATCAGGTCAATCAGGATGCGGCCCGTATGTCGGATTGCGCGGGCCATGTTGTCGATAAAGTGGAATGTCGAAATGTCGCCTTCGCGCTGGCGCGCCAAAATGGCTTTGCCACTGGTCTCGTTCGAGCGCGCGCCGAGGGAGGCATCGTACATGCCGACGATGGCCTTCATATCGTCGGAAGCGTTCAGCGCCTCTTGCAGCGCACCCGCCGCAACGCCCGTATCCATGGGCTGACGCTGCGGAGGCGTGTTGACGGCGGCCGGAACAGGATCATACTCCAGAAAGGGGTGATTGCGCGTGTTGGCAGTCATCCAGCGTTCCATGTCGCTGTCAAACGCGCCTTTCGGGCCGATGAACGGGACGCGCGGGGCGAGCGCAACCAATTCCGTGCTCGCCGTACGCCAATAATTGAAAGACCGCTGCGCATCCTTGGCGCTATGGATCAGGGATCGATAATACCGCTTGCCCTTGATGTCGAACTCGTCGCCATAAACCGGGATGATGGGAATGTACCGCCCCGGCCATGGCTCGGATTTGAGGATTTCCGCGCCGGTCATGATGTGCTGCGTGACCTGATGCGATTTGGTCATGCGCTCCTGGCGAAACTCAAGAAACTGCTGGATTTGCTGAAAATCCTCGTCCTCAGCGATCTGGTCAGCGCCGTATACGTGCATCGAGCCGTCGCGGGCATCCTGGAAAAGCAGGATTTTCCTGTCCTTCCTCTCGCGCCGCCACCATTCGGCTACCATGACCTCGTTTTCGGTGCGCCACGGCTCGCCGGCACTGGCCCAATCGGCGTCGTCCCAATCGACCTTTGCAGCGTCCCTGTACTGCGCCTCGAAATCGGCCTTGGTCAGTCTCTCCACGACAAAGGCGCTGTCCCAATCTGATGAATCCGCCTCCGTCGAGTGAGGATCGCCATAGACCGAGAACGGATTGAGCACCCGCTTGATCTGAAGGTCCATGTCGAAGCTGTCGTCATAGGCGTAGTCCATGACAACGCGCCAGTAGCCGACGCCGGACGAAACTGCGCACTCCACGCCGGTATCGTAAGCCACGTCAGCCGATGACGTGTATTCGATATTGCGGATAAGCCCGTTGATGACCTCGGCCGTTTCGGGATCGGCCCCGCTGTCTGCCGGGTGCACCTTGATCGATGGCTTGTTCTGGCGCGCATCATTGACAACCTGGCGGATGAACGCCGGTAGTTTGTTGATGGTCAGGCACGGCCGCCCGTCACGCTCCCTCTGCTTGACGATGTTATCTGGCCACTGTTTGCCGAGACGCGCAAAGCGCACGTCGTCAAGCGCCGTCTGCCTGTTTTCGTCGGATGCGTCAGCCGCCTCGGTAAAGGCGTCCTTTGCATCCTTCAAGAGATCGGAGTTAGCCATTAACCCATCCAGCTTCCTGCGCCGTACGATACCGGTGCCGGCCTTGGCCGCGCCTCATGGACAGGCTCGGCAAAGGTCAGCGCTACCGCGTCCCACTCGTCCGGGGATCGCAGACCGCGTTTGCGAATGTCGTCTTTGCTTTCCAGAACAACCCGAGAAAGGCTGTCGTACTTGTAGCCGGGGGCACAAGCATCGACCTGCAAGGCGTCCGTGTCGGGGATGCTCACCCCGCCCGGCTCGTCCAGCCATTCCTTGGACTTGCCCCACATTTCGGCCCGACGATTGGCGTACCCGCCCTTCGGCCTGCCTTTCTCATCGAGAGGTTGCGGCTCCAATGGAGCGGAACCGAAGTTGATAGCCCGGACAATATCGCCGTAGCCCATCTCTACGAGGCGGTCGTATACGCCGGCCCCAACGCCGCCCACGTCGATGAACATGCGAGCCGGCTTTTCGGCGTCTATGACTTGCTTGGCCCAGCCCGCCCCGGCCATCGTGTCGAGCTTGTTGCGGCTCTCGACCTTTTCGACCTTCCTACCGCGCCTAAAGGCCATGGAATGTCGATCTGCACCTTTCCACGCCGGATCATACCCGATGACCAGCGGTCCCGATGCTTCGACCTCTGCCTTGCGAGCTTTCAGCACCCGTTCAGCCGTGATGAAACTGTCGTGGCCTGTCATCTGGAATGCCTCGGCAGCGGTTGCCGGATATTCCTGCTTAAACAGGAGGGGGTCTTTCAGTTCGGCTATCTTGTTGCGCCGCCATACCATCTGGTCGAGGCCAAGTCGGTGTGCCTCCATGTATGCCTGTTCTTCTTCGTCCAGTTCGAATCCAGCCGGCACATCACGCCGATATTCGGGCTGCCAGAACCACGGGATGAAAATGGCGACATAATCGCCTATGCCCTGCTCCGCCTGCTGCCAGCGCTCGTGAAACTCGCCGCCCATGCCATTGGCGGTGGATTCCAGTACGATTTCTGTGCCGGGCAAATCCGGTATGGCCTGAACGACGCCGGCGAAGTGCGTCGGCGCATTAGGCCAAAACGCCCCCTCCGAGCCGTGGAAAAGCTGCACCGTCTGTGATCGGCCCGTTGCCTTCGCGCCAGCCGTGCCGACCGCATAGCCGCTTTCCAGCCTGTCAAAATACAGTTCCTTGGCGTTTGCCGCGCCCGTCGACGGCTTTACAAGCGCTGGACAATGCTGGTGATAGCGATCCACCATGCCGAAAAGGTTGTTGGTAGCATCCTGCTCATGGGTAAGAATGAAGCAGCGGAGGCCGCGATTATGTGTGACGCGGTGATAGAAACGCCCGCCGACGTAGGTTGATATGCCTTGCTGCCGTCCTTTGAGGACAAGGGCGCGAACCTTGCCGGTTTCTGCTTTCTGCGCCTCAAGCCGCGAGTGCAGGTAGATTTGTGCCTCATTCAGGACCAGCGGCGCGATGGAGCCGTATTTGGTGCGAATTCGAAGGCATCTGTTGGCGTAGTGCGAGAAATCATCCTTGAGCCGCTGACGAATAGCGCGCTCGCGATCATTCAAGCTCACCTAGCGCATCCTCGTGGGATATGGTCAGTTTCCCGCTGTGTTCGACGCTCGCGAGCTTCGGGTGAATGTAGGGCGCTGCGTCTCTCGCCGCGTCCTGTGC